CTTCATGGATGCGATATCAATCTTACCTGCTTTGGTCATTATTGCTCCTCAGAAACTGCAGTGTCTCCACCTTCTTCTTCGGACTCTCCTTCAAGAGCAAAATTCTTACCTTCACTCTCAAACTTTCTGATAATTTCTTCGTCCATGATGTCGAATACGCATGCTCTAAACTCGTCGTCTTTCAACTTATCAAGCCATTGACCGCGTTGGAACTTAAACTCTTTACCATTTTGGTCATAGATCTTGTTCCATCCACCAGACTTAAATCTTTCAGAGCCAGAGACCCTCAAGGCTTCAAGCCAACTTTCTTCATCTTGGATGCCCACGTCTTTACCCCACAGGATCTTAAAGCCACATGTGCGACCTTCAGAACCGAAGCGAGACTTTTCAACTTTAACTTTCACTTCAGAACCAATGCGAAGACCACTTGAGTCAGTTACAAATGAAGCCTTTGCCTTGCGCTTTGTGAGCCATATTCTAAGCGAACAGAAGTATTCGATTGCCTTTCCACCAGGTGCGATGTAAGGCGTGGTCATAGCCTCTGCGACATTTGATGTAATGTTTGTTTTAAGTTGATTGATCAACAGCATAGTGCATTGTTGATTAGCCAATGGGATAGTGAGTTTCGGGAATGCTTTCGCAAAGATCCGAGGCTTTACCGCCATTGTGCTTTGAGGATTGAAGTCTCCTTCCAACTCTTTCTCGGAAGAAGTCGCAGCGATTGAGTCCCAAATAAAGAAAAACTGAGTTTCAGGATATTCAGTCATCAAGTCTTCAATCGTCTCCAAGGTTTTCTCAACAGAGACTGCTTGGATGTACATGAAATTATCATTAATATCAACACCAGAGTTTTTTAGGAAACCAGGGTCAATAGCGGACTCTGCATCGAAGTAAACAACGCAATGTCCTAGTTTTTGTGCTTGTGCTGCGATTTGACAAGCCATGTATGACTTACCGGCTGAAGAAAGACCAGCAAGTTCTGTTATTTTCCCAACGGGAATTCCACCCATCTTACCACGACAAATGATAGAGTCCAACCAGCGTGAACCAGTTGGAATCCATTCTTTGACTTCGGTAGGATTGTCTTCATTCAGGTCATGAGCGATGTCCAAGCCAACTTTCTTGTTGACGAACTTCTTCATGGATGCGATATCAATCTTACCTGCTTTGGTCATTATTGCTCCTCGGAAGCTGCAGTGTCTCCACCTTCTTCTTCGGAAGAACCAGTTTCTTCAGAAACTTCTTCGGTTGTTTCCTCGGCTGATTCACTTGTTGGTTCGGTCAAAGCCGAATCTTCTTCTTTCTCGCCACAAGCGAAAAATAAAGTCATTAGTAGTGTAGTCATGTTTGCTCCTATTGTAAGTCTATATCTAATTTTACTTTTATCTCTAGTTTCGGCATGCCGATATGATCAGCAAGACCAAGATCAATTGCTTCTTCGGCTTCAATGAACCAATCCGCTCGACCTTTCTTGTTTAACTTCTTGTTAAACCATTTCTTTGATTTGTTTGAGTTCTCTGCGAGTATATCGTAAATCTTATCATTCAAACGTTGAGTTTCTTCAGCTGAAGCTTGGATCTCGGAGTTCTTACCCCATGAGCCAGAACTTACATCATGAACCATCAATGTCGCATCTTCTGTAATGTAACGATATCCTTCGGTCCCACACGAGAACAAGATAACTCCACAACTCATCGCCTTTCCTTCCACAATTGTTGCGATAGGAAGTTCAGAGTTTTTGATGGTGGCTATCATACTCATTAGAGAGTATACTTCTCCACCATATGAATCAATCACCACAGGGATCACCTTTTGTCCCGTATTGTGAGCGGATGCAACTTGATTTGCAAACTCTTTTGCTGCCGCTTCATTAAATTTATTAACCCGGATGATTACCGGGTTTGCTCGAAGATCAACATTCTTAATGTTTTGATCAACAGTCGTCTTCCATATCATAGTCTCTCCTTTAAACAAAAATAGGGTCATCTTTTTTAACCGAGGGAAAGATGACCAAAACCCTTACAACACAGGAGGACCTACGACTTATTCATCATTCATGAACGCCGCGAAAGCCTCGTCAACGCTAGCACCGCTTTGTGCTTTTCCTTTTTGTGTTTCTGTAGAAGAGGCTTCTGCTGAATCGTCGGAGGACAAGTAACCATCCAGCATAGCCTGTACTTCATCAGCTGTCTTTTTCTCAAAGAGATTATCAATCACTGGAACAGAGTCTAACAGTTCTTGACAGTCTCCCACTGCATCATCACACAAAATGGATGGGCGTCGACGAGGTTGAAGAGCGGTCTTAGGGAAAGCACCAGGTCCAGATGCAAGAGTGTAAGTTAACTTGATATCTGTACCAGTTTGAGCATCTGTAATGTCTCCGTAATCAGGATCTAATACATAACCCAACAAGGTTTCATATGCAGTCTTTCCATAAGCCCAGATTTTAACACCTTCTGATTCTTTACCTCGAACCAATACAGGTGAATAATAACGCTTTCGGGCGAACAATTTTTTAGCTTCGTTTTTGAGGTTTTGATCGTCAGTCTCAGTACCTTCACGCCAAAGTTTTGATGCAAAATCACAGATAGCACATTCGCCACCATCATTTCGCTTGCTACAGTAGATCCCAGGGTTCTTTCCTACGTTGTAGTGAAAATGGAATTCACGGAACGGGTCGCCATCGGCAGTTGGAAGAATACGGATGTATTGATCACCTGCTTCAGGTTTCCACATTGTCGATGTCTTGCCTTGTGGCTTTCCACCGGTTTTTGATTGTTCGAGCTTAGCTCGCATTGCTTCTAAATTAATAGCCATAATATACTCCTAAGGTTGGTTATTTTTTTGTGTTTTATCACTAAGGTAGACAGGCTAGTTTTTCATCCCGTCCCCGTTGTAATTCGTTTATAATGTATTATAACATAATCAAAA